ACCGTTGCGCACGGCTTCGCAGAACGACATGAGCCCGCCGAAGCATCGCGGCGAGTCACACTCGGTCACCAGCCGCCGCAACGCGCGGCGAGCGGGCCCCTCGTCGCGCTCGACTTGCCCCTGCGCGTCGGCCCAGTCGAGCAGGCGCTTCACGGTGGCCACAGGGCGGCGGTCGAACGGATGGCGCTTGCCTTCGATCCATTCGACGAGACGGTCCCGCTCCGCCCGCGTCGGCAGCGTGGGGGCGGTCATCGGATCACCAGCTTGCGGACGACGCCGCCTGTCCGTAGCTCGCGTTTGCTCGTGGTCATCGCCGGCATGATGCCGCGCTTCACTTCGGCGTCAGCTCGCGCTCGACCTCGCGCTTCACTTCCTCATCGATGAACTGCTGCATCTTCCCGCCTTCGACCAGCTCTCGCAGGATGCCCATGCCGTTGACTCCGAAGATGTGGCCGCGCTTCTCCATGCTCTTCGCGATCGCCCATGCACGAGAGCGCGCGTCTTCCTTCGTCGCGAGTCCCTTGCGGATCGCCCACTCTGCGAGCGCGTCGATCATCGCGCGGCCCACCTTGATGTTGTGCACGCCCTCTTCGATGAACACGGCATGCGGCTCCATGTTCTCGACCGTGCAGCCCCACTCGTCGGGCATCGTCTTCCAACCCGCGCGGAAGAGCCCGCGGTCGACTGGCTGCGGCGTGCGGCTCGGAATGATGAACGTGATGATTTCGTTCACGCAGCGGAAGCCCGCGCTACGGAGTCCCCGAACCGCTGCCCTCGTCAGCTGGACCTGAGCCAGAAACTTCGCGTACGCCTGCAGCGACATCGCCATCCCGTGAGTGTAGCTCCGGCACAACACGTGTTGTGCCCGCTTTTGACTCGGTGGTCTTCGCTCGCACGAAGGCATGGTTCGATATGGGGGCAAGCCGGTGAAGCGGGATGAACGACTGCACCCATCCCGGCGCACTGAAGCCATCGATCGTGCGCAGCGGGAAGAGCGCGTAGCCGTCGCTTGTCGGGTGACGCATCACAAGGCAAGTCACGCCGAGCGCGTCGACAGTCTTTGTCTCGGTCGCAATCACCTCTGTCCCCTGCGGAGTGAGCCAGCGTTCCCCCGGCTTGGGCGCCACACGGAGCAGCTTCAATCCCTGCTCAGCTCGAGCGCGCGTGTAGATGGCTTGCATCGCCTGCAGCTTCTGCTCGTCGCGCACGCCGAGCACGCTCATCTCGATGTCGAGCTGCGCGAGCTTCTCCGGCGTCGGGTCGAGCGTGTCGATGTCCATGCAGAAGTCGGCCGCAGCTCGCAACCGGCTCTGCTGCTCCGGAGCTGGCATCTCTTCACGAAGAAGAACGGCCTCCACCATGCAAGCCAGCGGTATGCGCGTCCACCACTTCGCCGGCGTGCTCGGATAGCGCGTCTCTGCTCCGCGCCGTATGTCGGCCTGCAGCTGAGCCGCGATCTGATCGGCGCTCTTCGGCTCGACCGCCTTCGCGATGCGCTCGAGCAACGCTTCGATGCGACGCATGCTCGCGAGCAGCTCACCTCCCCGGCGAACGGCCTCGAACTCCTCACGCAGCGGCCCCCCTGCCCCACGTCGGGCGGGATGGGCGTGGCCGAAGTCGGCATCGAGCCCGGCGAACGCCGCGAACATCTCGTCGGCCGACTTGCGAATTCGATCGATGAATCTCATGCGCGAAATGATGGCGCGGGCTCGATGCACCGCGACACGAACGCGATCCCCGCGTGCGGGATGTCGGTCTCGATCTCGTTCTTCCACTTGGCCGAGATGCGCTTGCCATGCTGCTCGACCCAGATGACGCGAGCGGAGCCCTCGTTGTGGACGTGCAGCGAGAGCCCCGATGCGAGCGCGTTCGCGCGCGTCAGCTCGCCCAGCTCGAGCCGCTGCCACTCAGTGCGCAGGATCTCGTCTTCGCGCGCGGCCATGCGGTTGCTCAGCCACTGCGCAGCTTCGCGGATCTTGACGTCGAACTTAGGCATGTGATCTCCGATCAATCGAGGGCCCCGTGCTCACGGCTCCATCGTCACAGCTTCGTTGATCACCGCCTCGTAAGCGCGGCGAATCGCGTGCTGGATCAAGAGCAGCGTTCGGTCTTCGAGGTGAGGCGCTTGCTCGAAGCTGTCGAACGGGAACGACTCCGTGAGCGACGTTCTCGTCATGACAAGCACCTCATGAGTGAGGCTCACCGTCAGCCAAGCTCGGTCCTCGCGCAGCTCGAACTCGACCACCGGGCCGCCGGGCATCGGCATCATGGCGACTTTCTCGAGCGCCGCCAGCACCCGCCCGGTCACGGGACCCCGGATCTTCACGCGTTTCACCATGCCCCCAGCATGGCGCAAATCCCCGGTACCGCGGTACCGGGAAACCTAGTCGACCTCGATGCCCATCGTCTTGCCCTGGTCGCGCAAGCTCATCAGCTCGCGGATCGCCGCCTGCCTGAGGTCGGCCCCCGGGTCGTAGTGTTCCCACCGCTCGAAGGCCAGCTCGAGCGCCTCAGCGTCGCTGGCCAAGCTCCGGAAGCTCGCCTCGGTCTTCCTGGGCTGCCAGACCCCCTGGCTGGCTTGCTGAGCGGCTTTTAGGGCGCGCTCCTTCAAGAGCCTAGCCAGCTCGGCAAAGTCCCTCCAGCGGTGCAGCGTGCCCGACTCCCGGGGGGTGAGAGCCTCTCGGTCGACTTCGTCGCTCACGACCGGCAGCATCGCAGGTTCGGCGACTGCTTCGGCGATCATCCGTCTCCCCGCAGCGGGCGACGGCAGGCGCGCGTTGTCAGGGGGCGATGACGATTTGCCGGAAGCCCGAGCGCCGCGCGCACCTCGTTCACCGTGCGGAAGTCGCCCGGCGGGATCTCGAGCGCTGCTCGCTCACCGTACATCTCGAGTAGCTTCCTGCGAGCGTCGCCCGTCGCCGGCATGAACTCAGGGAACGCTTTCACCATGCACCCCCAGTGCGCCAGCTCAGCTAGCGCGCGCTTCAGCTCGACGGCCGATATTGCGTCGTTATCACCCGCTGCGATCTTCGCAAGCGTGCGCAGCGTTCGACGTGGCTCGCACTTGTGCAGATGGTGCGCGTTCGGCAGCTGACGCCGGATGCTGTTCGTGAATCCGACACACTCGAGCGGCCCGAGGCACAAACTACAGCGCACGAAGCGCGAACGCCACGTGCCCTTGCGCCAGATGAGGAAGCGCCGTCGAGCGCGACGCAGCCAACGTGCCGCAAGCTGGAACGCGTTCGGGGGCTTGATGTCGCGATGGACGATGGGCCCGGCTTGGCGGTACGGGCTCAGTCCCACGGAACGTCGACCACCTCGGGCTCAGGCTCGACCGGGATGCCGTACTCGTCGCGAGCCGGCGGCTTCCACTCCTGCAAGTCGACCACGCAATACCAACCACCCGGGTTCTCTGCCTTGCCGCGCTCCGCTGCTTCCTCGCGCGTGTCGAACGTGTCGACCCAGTCGCCCGTCCCGTGCCACGGGTAGTAGTTCACGCCAGCGAGAAGGAGAAAGCGCTTCATGGCTTCGGCAACTTCTCGCCGCACCAGGGGCAGTGCTCGATGGCGATCTGCGAGTCGCCTCCGTCGCGCACTGGCAACCCATAGCCGTGCTGATCGCTCCACACGACCAGCTGATCAGGGCAGTTGACCCATTCGCCCGATCCTGGCCGCGGCTGATTGCGCGCGTGCATGGGGCACGGAGCAAGGCTCAGCGCTAGCTCAGCGCAACAAGGTCTAGGCATTGATCAGATCCTCCATGATGTGCGGCCTGCACTCGACGTGCGCCGTTTGGTTCTCGTGGTCGATGATGAACCCGACCCACTTGGCCGGGCTCACCCTGCGCTCTTCGCGCTGCAGCCAGATCAGGATGCCGCCCTCGTGCGGCTGCGAGGTCGGTGCGACCTGCCCCTTCTCGATGTGCTCGAGCGAGAACATGCGCTCGCGGATGCCGTGCGCCACCAGCTCGCCGATCGCGCGCTCGATGGCCTTGGCCTTGGCGCGATTGTGCTCGGCCGACATGTCCGCGAGCATCGTGCTCAGGAACATCTCGCCGGGCTGGCTTCTGAGCATCAGCCTCGCGAACGCCGTCGCGTAGTTGATCGAAGCGGTCTCCTGCTGCGTGTCGGTTTGCTTCTGCGTGATGCGTCGCATGCGGCCGAACGGCTTCTTCTTGCGCTTCATGGGTCCCCTAGTTGCGTGTGGTTCAGTGACATTAGCCCGGGTCGGGCGCCTGCATCATGGCGCGACGCGGTTCTTCATGTGACGCGAGCGCGCTCGAGCGCATCCCTGAGCTTCTCGACCACTGGCATCGCCATCTGCATTCGAGCGCTGGTCGTGAGCAGCTCGGTGATGCACGTGTGAAGCACGGAGTGCGCGGCTTCGATGGCGCATAGCTCGCGGCAGGTGTCGGCGCTCATGACGACGGGGCAGCTCAGCGACTCGATGTCGTTGGCTCCCCCGTCTTCCCAGAGCCACACGCCGGGGCGGTTCGTTTCCACAATGGCGAGCGCTGCCCTGGTATGTGCTAGCTCGCGCCGCAACTCGTCGGTGGTGTCTTCGGTCATGCCCGGGAGCATGACGCGAGCGAACTACTTCTTCGCCCAGCTCGCGAGCGGGGTAGCGGGCTCGGGCTCTACCTCGCCGTGCGCTCCGTCATCCTCGACAGCTTCGATCATGTTGCCGGCCTCGAACACGGGAGGCATCTCCTCCATCGCCTTGTGCTCGTCGGCCATGCGCTTGATCATACCCGCCATCACATCTTCGGGGTCTACGTGAACATACTCGGGAACCTTGGTCGCCATAGCTTCTTCTCCTTCTTCATAACCAGAGCATAGCGCGCGGGGTGCGCTTATGCAACACATTGCCAACACCTAGATATTGCCGCGCGAACCGGGGGCTTTCGATCCGGCGCCGCCGCCTCCGCGCGGTTCAATCGCGCCGTACTTCGATCGGAAGTCGGACACGAATTCCGGGTTGTGCTGAACAGGGTCGGCTCCGGGCTTCTTCTCCCACACCACCTTCCCAAAGCCCTTCGAGCTTGTGTCGACCATCTTGAACGCATCGACGGTCATTGCGATGCGCTCGAAGTTGTACGGGATCTTCGAGTATGCCTCGCGGATGAACTCCTCCGGCACGATGCGCCCGGTGCGCTCGCCCCGCTTCATCGCACGCGGCAGCGCTTCCTCGACCTCGACATGAGGCATCATGAGGTGCACCTGATAGCCCGCAGTCTTCAGGTCCTGAATGCTCTTGACGAACTTGTCGGCGTTCGCGCCCGTGCCGTCGATGATGAGGTTGTTCCCCCGTTCGATGGCCTTCGACTTGATCTGCTTCGCGAGGTAGCTCGACTCTTCGTGGGCCATGAACGCCGCGCCCTTCCACGTCGCCGCCGGGTCGATCGCCTTCTGGTATTCCGGCATCTGCTCTTTGATGCCATCGGGGTCCACCTTCACATAGCTCGGGTCGTTTGCGACATCTCCGAGGCCGGTCGATTTGCCCGAGGCCGGGCCGCCCATCGTGACGATCGCAATCTTCTGCACGCCCGCCGGCACCGGCACCACCTTGAGCGCCTTTTCCATGATCGCAGCATGCACGGTGGCCACGCGCTCGGCCGATGGCTTGCCGCCCTGGTCGGGGTGCCCGTCGAAGTGCTTCTGCCACGTCTCGTCGGGGAGATCGGCCGGCTTCTCGGCGACCCAGGTTCTGGCCGGGGCGGGGTCGATGCCATGCGCCGCCTTGGCGATCGCCGTGCCCTTCGCCGCCTCGGGGTGCGCGGGCTGTTCCTTACCCCCTCCCTTGGCTTCAGACGCGCCTTTGGGGTCATCCCCCTGCCCTGCCCACTTGGCGAGCTTCTCGCCGCTCACAGCCCCCTTGCCGGCCGCCTTATCGGCAGCGGCTTTCGCCTCCTTCGCCTTTCGGGTGAAGGGGTTCGAGCCAAACTGCCCACCCTCATTTCTCTCGTACTCGCGCTCGGCCATGGTCGGGCCAGCTTACTAGCAACCGGCCCACTCGAGAAACCAGTCTTCGTCGGTCGCCGCCCGCACGGGCCCGCACATTGGCACGGTTTGGAAGTGACCGCCGAACACGTCGGGTCCCCCGCCCACGAACTCACTGCGCGTGTGAAAGAACTGCGGCGGTGGAGCCTCGGTCAGCGGCGGCAGCTTCATCAGCGAGCGCATCTTGTTCGCGGTCTTGAGCGTGATCACGAAAGGCTTACCGAGCTGCGTCTCGTCGAGCCTCGCCTCGCACTTCGTGCAGATGTACTTCATGTCTCCGCGATGTCGGTCGGTCCGTCCGGGATCTCGAGCGTGCGGAGCCAGTCTTCGGACACGCGCTCGAGCAGCACCGACCAACTGATGTTCGTCTCTTTGCGCACTGGCTGCCCGAACAGCCGGTAGTGCTGCGGGATCGACGCCACGCCCGAGCGCCCGTCTTCGATCAGCTGGTAGAAGAAGTCCGTCTGCGCATCGAGCGGCGATCCGCCCGGGGTGAGCCTTCCGCTCAGCACGTCTTCACTCATCGCGGCCGACACCTCGTCGATGCGGATTGACCCGACCGGCATGATGCCCGCGCTGTAGGGGTTCTTCGACACGGCCGATAGGTCGCTCACCTTCGGCGTCGGAAGTAGCTCGATGCGTTGGCGCACGATCACTTCACCCTCGCCGCGCTGGTCGCCGTTCCACCCGACCCACAGCAGGAACGTGCGCCGGCTCCGCGCGCCGAACTTCGTGTGCAGCTGTCGCAGCCGGTCAGCGAGCCCGGGCTGACCGCCGGGTCGTTGTTCAAAGCGGCCGACTAGGCTGCGTCGGATCTCGTCGGGGCGAAGTGCTCGCGGCTTCGGCATCGCTCGAAGCTAGCCCGTTCCCCGGTACCGCGGTACCGGGGATTCGTCGGCAGGGGTCGGCACGAGCTAGCCCAACACCGGCACGTTGATCGACGGTCCGCCCGTGCCTGCTTGCGCGTACGGGTTGATGTACACGCCGAGCGCCGTCGCGAGCTTGCACCTCGCGTACAAGAGCGGCTTATCGCGCAAGCTCTCGAACTCGTCCCTGTTGATGCGGATGTCGCCGATGCTCTCGACCGCTTGGTTCTCAGCGTTGTCGAACATCTGATCTTCGATCTGGTTGCACCGCGCGATCCAGCGACGCACGAGCGGGAGCGCTTCCGCCTTCACGCGGTCCATCGCGCCCTCGATGATGAACTGAGGTTGCGACGCCGCCGGTGTTCCGAGCACCATCGTCATGGCCTCGGTCACGTTCAGATAGTTCAAGTGCGAGCGCACCTGCACTTTCTCTTCCTCGGTCAACCTCGGCAGCGTCATCGGCTAGCTCCCATGATTCAACCTCCACACGATCTCGCGAGCAGCACGCCCAGCGCCGCCGCCCGCGAATAGCCATTTGCCGCGTTTCAGTCGAGCGCTTCGTTGAAGCGCGGATCGGGGATCTCCTCGGTGAGGATGCCTTGCTTGCGCAGCTCCTTCACGTCGTAGTTGCGCGAATCGATCTCCTTCTCGATACGGAGCGTCGTGCGCGCACGCGTGTACGGGTCGGCGTAGGGGCCGCCCTTCGTCACGCGGTAGAACTTCACCGGGCCGGTGGGCTTCGCGTCGGCATCGACAGCGCTCGCCACGATCTCGCCGTCGCGTGCTTCTGCCTTGGGATCTCTCATCTCGTCGCCGCGGCGCAATTCGGCAACCGAGCCGCCGCCCTCGCTCACTGCGATGTTTCTCTTGTTCGGGTCGTTCGTAGCGTGTCGCATTGGCTTTCGCCTCCCTTGTTCCGCGAGCCTAGCACTCGGTCCCCTGTGTTGGAATCGAACCAAAAAGAAAAGCCCCGGCGACCTTTGCGATCGTCGGGGCCACTTGGTCTTCGCAGCCGAGCTGCAGCGCGCGTCAGGCGTCGAGCGAGTGCTCGATCACGATCGCACGCTTGTAACGCTCCGGGGTGCCCGAGACGACGTCGCTCGGGATCGGGAAGCTCGTGCTGATCGTCCAGGTCGCCGCAACCTCGTCTTGGGTTCGATTCTGCGGTGCGCGGATGACGAGACGAATGCGATCGGTTGCCACCGACACGCCGTTGTTGGTCACCGCGAACTCGCCGATCTTGCCCTGCACGCCAGCCTCGGTGAGGAACTTGGACTCGTCCAAACCCTTCTCGTACATGACGCCGCGACCGGTCACGACCACGCGGCCGATGCGAATGCCGCTCTCATTGACGACCTCGGCGCCGATGTCTTCGGCGTAGTTCGCGAGCGAGCCCGTAGAGGTGAGCGCGCCAGAGTTGAGAGAGTCGGGGGTCTCGTTGTTCAGGTAGAACCCAACGCCGGAGATCTTCCCGAGGAAGCCCTCTTGATACGCCGCGTTCTCCGGGTTGCCCTGCGTCAAGCGCTGGAACGCCGGATCGGTGAAGAACTGCGTCTGCCCGTCCGTGCTGATGTGCGCGTGGTACAGACCGTCTTCGTGCGGCAGCACGTTCATCTTCCGCATGCGGTTGCAGGCGATGATGATGTCCTGCATCGTGATGGTGTCGCTCGCGCCGATCGCGTCGATCGAAGCACCACCGCCGCAGCGGATGACCTGCGGACGCGCGCTCGAGAGCACCGGGGATCGAATTGCGATGATCGAGCCAACCTGTGCGGAGAGCAGCAAGCTGCCCGGGCCGAACGGGTCGTCGGGGTTGTCGGGCTGAAACCCAATCGCGTTTCGCACGGTGGAAGCGCCGATCGTGATCGACAGCGGAGTCGCCGAGCTGATCGCAGCGGGGCGCACGGTGGTGCCCTTGATCACGACGTCAGTGAAGCCGTTGAGCGACGCGACGCGGATGCTCGTGTCGAGGGCTGCGGTCGCAGCGATCAACAAAGTGTGGCCGCTCAAGTACGCCTTGTAGAGCGCATTGCGCGGCAAGCGGTTCAGCGACTGACCAGCCTGCAGGCCGAGTGCCTTCACGTTGCTGAGGAACAGATCGCCGTTGGCGACGACGCTCGTCGGCATGTGGGTATCGATGGTTGCGCCGTAGCGGTCCAAGCGAGCAACCCACTGCTCGTAGTCGAGCTTTTGCGGCACGGGGTCTTCGCCAGCCTTCAGCGGCTTCGTGACAGGCGCGAGCTGGCCGCGACGGGTCATGTACAGCTCGGTTCCGCTGTGCTCGCCCCAGTCTTCCCAGGTCGCGTCAGCGCGGAACATCAGGTTCGGAAAGAGACCGTCATGAAACGCGCGCTCGAGCAAACCTTGCTGCACGAGATTCGTCACGGTCGGGGGGACGCCGAGAACCAAACTTTCACCAGCCATGATCAATTCCTCCAGCTCACGCGCTCCGATGGAGCGGGTTCAATGCTGAAGACTCGTTGGCCCGTGTTCGCCCTTTGGTTCGCGCAGGCGGCGCGCGGTGAGGCTTCTCGGTCTTCGGTGTTTGCGCTCGGCCGTGCGGCGAGCTGCGGATGAAGGTAGCGCCAAAAACAACGCCCCGGCAAGCACCATGCTTCGCCGGGGCGTCGCGCCCGTTTCTGCTGAGCTGGATCAGCGCGGGTACTTTACACCGTTGCTCGCGGCGTATGCCGCGACTTCTGCCGCCGTCATGCTGTTCGGCCGGCCGGGTCGAGGGGTCTTCCCTGCGAGCGCCGGGTTGCCCACACCGGGTTGCTTCGGCGCCGTTGCCGATGGTGTGATCGCCGGCTTGCCCGTCGTGATCGGGATGCGCTTGATCTCGATCTTCTTCTCGGGCGGCTTCGGCTCCGGAGGCTTCTCGCCTTCCTTCCGTGCATAGGCCGGGTTCGCGCGCACGAATTCACGGAACCACTTGTCGACCGCACGGTCGTCCATCGCTTCAAGCGTCTTCGGGTCGGTCTTGATCAGACCGCGCACGTACTCTTTGAACTTGTAGTTCACGACCGCGTCGATGAAGTCGGGCGCGACGTGCTTGATCGCGTACGACTCGACCTTGCTCGCTTGCTCGCGTGTGACCTCGGCATCTT